ATGGTAATACTGTAATATGATCTAAGCCAGAAAGCTCGTCACAAAATAGCTTTGCATTCTTTCTACTTTCTTTAACTGCATCGTTAGCATATTCAATGTTAGCAAGTCCAATAGTGGCACATACATCGTTCATGTGATATTTAAAACCAGCTCTTTTTATATCCTGCTTATATCTAAAACTTTCATTACTAGTTCTATCTAATCCAAACCATCTAAGATTTTTTGCTTCACGTTCTGTTTCTACAGGACAAATAATTGCTCCACCATCAGAGGTTGTTAAAAACTTAATAGCCTGGAAACTATAGCAAATATAATCTCCTCTTTCAATATCCTTTGTTTCAAAAGTATCCCAACAGTGTGCTGCATCTTCAATAACTGGAACTCCAAAAGACTTTAATTTTTTATAATCTGGAAGTCTTCCAGCCCAGTCAACTGCAATAATTGCTTTTGTCTTTTTTGTAATTAGTTTTTCAACACTATCTGGATCAATAAGCCCTGTTAGTGGATTTACATCTGCCCATCTAATTTTTGCACCACGATGTATAGCACCAATCTGTGTCGCAAAACATGTCATTGGTGTTGATATAATTTCATCACCTGGATTAACATTGCATAACTCTACAGCCAAACTTATTGCACTAGTCCCAGAGTTAACTGTAACTGGCTTGGTCTTTGCAGTAGTTAAAGAACGCCACAAGGCATCTTCAAATAGTTCAACCCTATGCCCCTGTGCAACATAGCCAGAAGACAAGACTGGCTCCAGCATGTTTGTAGCATCTGGAGACATTGTTACTTGAAATAATTCAATATTTTTCATTATGATTTCCTAAATTTAGCTCTTGCATTAAATAACCATTTGTTCATCTTAATTTCACCCTCACCATTTGTCTTTGTGTAAGTTCTATCTATAATATTATAATACGTTATTCCAGACTCTTTTACCTTTGGGGTACTATACACAACTTTAAACATATCTTTATCTAAGTTAAACTTATTGCAACCTTCTTCAATAAGACTTGCTACCCTAAAAAACTTTTCAGAGTCTGTTTTGTGTATCCATGGTTTGCCAGTCTTATGAGTAATGTTAACTGCTGGATTTCCTCCATATACAGAATTTTCTTCCATATTTTTTACAACAACAGATCCCAGCATAGCCATTGACTTATCCTTTGCAACGATAGGAGACACGAAGCATTCTCCAACAAACCAGACATCATCTCCAATTATCAATTCTGATTCTTTTTCATAAAGACATCCTTCTGTAACATCTCCATGTCTAATATGAGAATATAGTCCTGATCCAATTCCTACCCCAAGAAAATCTCCTGCCCAAAGCTTTCCAGTACCGTCAAGGACCACTCTTTCGCCAACCCATGTAGCCTCTCCTAATCTGACAGTTCCACTAGCGTTGATAAAGCAATTTCTATTAATCTTAGAATAGTCTCCTATGAAAAGATCTCCTCCGCCAAGAATTTTTACACCCTCGCCAATTTCAACATTGTCTCCAATTTCAAATGAATTAAATTCTCCAATAAATTCAACTGAACTGTGAATCTTTGAGTTGTATCCTATTTTCATAATTCGTCTCCTGAGTTATATGGGTTTTGTCTATTTCCAAGCTGTTGTGGATAGAGACCTTTGTATTGTGCAACACATTTATTTTCATCACACTTTCCAAAAGCTCTTTCTAGTTGCTGATATAAGTTTGCATCTAAGGCAACAGTCTGGGGAGATAAAAATTTTATTCCTGCTTCTTTAAAATTGCTAAGTCTCCAAGACACCTGACTTGCATCTACGGTATAAGCTGGAGATATAGGACCTTCTCTATGATTTAACACATTGTTAAAGTTATCTTCCAATGTTTCAAAACTAATAAAGTCATTTGGATTATAGATAGAAACTTTTCCATACGAGTAAATTGAATTTGTATTTTCTTTATAGAAGTTAACAAGATTTTTTAAGTAATCTTTATACAAAGCATCGTCATCACAAAGTATAAAAGAGATGTCAGCATCAGACTCTTGCATAGCATCATTTAACATTTGCCCATGCTTACTTCCACCCTGACTTTTCTTTTGTTCTGGAGAGTCTCCTGTTGCATAAAACTTAAACTTTTCTAAATCTTTTTCAGAAAACATTTCTTCAACTATTGGTTTTCCTAAATAGTTTATTCCATCATCACAAAAAGCTACTTCCCAATTATGATAAGACTGCCTTTTTATTGACTCTAAGGCAATCTTAATCATATTTGGTCGTTCAAAATATGCAAGCAATATTAAAACTTTCATATCTTCTTTTTTAGACATTAGAGAGAAAGCCATTCCTTATGGTTTAACGTCCATTCAACAGTTCTCTGAATAGATTCTTCAAGAGGTATCGGAAGTTTCCAACCAGTATCGGATATCTTTTTGCCATCCAACGCATATCTTAAATCATGCCCTGGACGAGAGGAATGGAAGTCTTCTAGTTCATACTTCAAAGGCTTTCCAACTGCTTTTGCAATCATCTGAGCCATCTCTAAGTTGTCAACTTCTCTTTCACCAACAATGTGGAATTTTTCTGGAACATCAGATTCTCCATACGCTGGAAAATGTTGCTTAAGAACATGAAGAAGTCCATCTGCTTGATTACGAGCATGTAGATAAAAACGACTACCAATCTCTCCTCCTGGAGATGCATGGATCTTCATGGTTTCTCCATTAAGAACCTTCTTGATTACCATTGGCATAAACTTTTCTGTGTCTTGAGTTTCTCCAATAATATTCATGGTGTTAGTAATTGCAACAGGAACTCCATAGGTCCTCCAGTATGAGAACGCAATATTTTCTTGTGCAGCTTTTGAAGCAGAGTAAGGATTGCTTGGGAACATTTGGTCAACCCATTCCTTGTGAGCATGACCCTTTGGTGCTGGACCATACACTTCATCTGTTGATATGTGTAAAAATTTCTCTGGCTTTGCAATTCTTGCCCAGTCAAGCATGTTGCAGATTAGTGCTACGTTATTTAAAATGAAAGGACCTGGATCCTCAATGCTTCTATCAACATGGCTTTCACTAGCCACATTTATAACGTAATCAATTTTTCCAAATTCGTGCGAAGTTACTGGAGAAATAGGCGAAGTCAAGTCTGTCTTAATAACTTTAATACGACTATAAGCATCTGGCAAGTCATCACACGCTACATTGATTCTATCTGTCAAACCTTTGTGTGTAAATGTTGTTGGACACACTACAAACCAGTCTGTATTAACTAGAATATGTCTAAGCACATGGCTACCAACAAATCCACTAGCTCCTGTTAAGAGAACTCTTTTACTCATTTTTTTCCTTTTCTGTTAAATTAAATTAAAATTTATGAGATATTCTTTAATATCTTCTGTCATCTCAGGTTTAGATTTTACCACATTTTCAGCATCCTTGTCAACTTTAGGACGAGACTTGTATGTGTGAATTTCTACTTCCTGAATCTTTTCTCTTCTTGTGTGGCTTATTGCATTATAAACAGATCCACACATTGCATCTGCAAGGTCCTTAGATTTCTTTCTTGGGTGGTCTACCCTATTATTATTCATAATTCTAAGTTCCTGCATTTCTTCAAGTAATAAATCTATTAGAGGTAGAACTATTCTTTCTTCATAAATAAGCATAGACAAGTCTTCATAATGTTTTTTAGCTACCGATAAAGTCTCTGTCTTTATTCCTACACTAGTTAGGTCTCTTTGAATATCAAAAGAATTCCAACGGTCAAAAGTTACCAAGCCAAGATTAAATCCAAGCCTTCTTAAATTAATAATCCAGTTTTTTACTTCTGATAAATCTACTGGACCTTCTTTTCTAGGCTCCCAATAAACAATAGCATCAACTACAATGAATGGAACCACTTGTTCGTATCCATTGAACGATTGTAGGCTCACCCATTTATCAACATGACAGATAGATACTGCACACTTGTCATGTTTTTGTGCTAAGTCAGCATGAACGTAGTAAGTTACTTCAGGGTCTGGTTGAAATGATTCTTCTATTCTTTTGCCAACATCAATAGGATTATGCTTTTTAAATGCCATTCCAAGCTTTTCTCTATTTTTAAAAAAGGCATCAGAGGATGTGGTTGGCATACAGGCAAAACGCATTAGTGCATCTGGCATATCTGTAAAGAAAGCTAATTTAAAATCTTCAATTTTTCTTGTAGGATTAATCTCCCAAGTTGGTCTTTTAAGTGCAAATACTCCAGGAAGTTTGTACGAGTTGATGTGGTCTTCGTCCCACTCTACAGTAAACTTATTTTGTGGATCATCTTCTGATAGGGCTGGGTTTAAGATAAACTCATGCGATCTTACAATAGTTTCTTTTTCTGCAATAACATCTTCGTACCTTGTGGAAATAAAGTCACCTTTAAAACGGGGGAATGAGAGAAGAACTACCTTGCCAAAGTCTGGAAAACGAGAGTCAACAGATCCACGGAATGCTTTGTAAATATTATCAGCAGTTTTAGCATGATCATTTCCACTTGCAGATTCCATTGCAAATCCAGAAATCTCATCAAGAATTGCAAGCATCAAGTTTAGACCTTCAGCAGACTCTCTTTCTGAGTGACCAGAGTACACTGTGATAGCCTTGTCAAATTCAATACTATCAATTTTTGGTGGAGAGAATTTTCCTGCAAACCAGGGAGACCCTTCTATCTTACTTCTAAATCCTTTGAAGAAAACATTCTTTGCCTGTTGAGCATTGATAGCAACATTCATAATATCAATGGCATCATTAGATGGCTTACCAAAATATCTTGAAGGGTCTTTTAAACACAATAATTTATAAACTAAATAAGAGCATCCAACTGTAGAGGTATAATCTTTTCCACTACCTTTTCCAAGCTGCATAATAATTTCACTTTTAGTATATTTTTTATAATGTTCTTTGCCAGCCTCTTCACCCATATATCTAATGATATCTTTTTCTTGATAAATTTGGCTCATACATTCAACAAGAGTATATTGATACTCTGATAAATCTGGCTGATTTAAATATTTTTCACCTGTAACAAACGTTACAACGTCAACTGGAGTTTCTGAAAATGGTGACTCATCAAGAGCCTCCATAAAATCACTAATATCAATTGTCAATTATAACTACCCCACCCTCATTAACTTGAGAAAGTTTTGTTAAAACTTTTGGTCTACAAGATTCACAGGATGAAGTAACTTCTTTAAGAATGCTTATAAGTATTTCTTGCTTTCTTTCTGTTTCTAAAAGTTCATCAGCAAGTTCTTGATTATCAAGTAGCCCTGCTTTTTGCAACATCTCAAGTCTCTTACTTTCAATGTCAGCAATAAGTTTAATAGATGTAGTTTTTGCTGTCAAGTTTGCAGTAGTATCTGCGGAGTCAATAACTTCGTATGCTTTTTTAATTAAAGATGAAAAATGTTGATCTGCACCTGCAAGGGCTTCTTTTGCACGAGCATGGATTGCTTGATTATTAGCAGCCATTACTCTCCAATCAGTAAGGAGCTCCGTAACCTTTACTCTTGGAATATCAAGTATTTTTGAAATCTCTGAAGCATCAGATCCTTTTAGGTACTCTGAGGCAACCTTGTTAACAAGGTCTAAATGATTAACTAACGCTGCTTCGCTTGACACGCTTACCTCTCTTCTTTATTGCCTTTACTCTATCAGGATAAAAAGACCTTGTTGGTCCAGAGATATCCTTAAACATTTGAAAGCAATCTATCCATTCTACACCATTTTCAGGATTTTTTACAAGACTTTTGAACTTAAAGGTAGCACCATATTCTCCAGCAATCTTTATAAGGTCGCCTTCGCTTATTTCGTGACCACTTTCAGTTACCATCAAAGATTTTCTTTCAAACTTGTC